GTGAGGTTCGTACCTCTGCCCGCCCTGAACGACCCTGGCATGGACGCAACAACCGCCATCGTTGCTTTTCCCGCTGGCGTGGCAACCAGCGTTCCTGGATCTGCAGTCACGTCTCGGGCGCCTTCAATTGGCACCTGGCGTGACAGCCCCAAGAAGGGGGCCCGTGGCACGCGTGCGGGTTGGCAGGTTAAGGCTCGCGCTGAGGAGAGGGCAGTCCGTAAAACGATTGTCCTTGACTATGCGCTTCCTACCCCGCCGACCAACCCGCTGCCGCCGGTACCGCCTACCGCCCAACCCCCCGCTGACGTACCTACGGTCGGGGGGGCTGACCCGGCAGACGAGAAGGTGGTCGAGTCCTTCGAGGCTCTATCCGCCTATGCAAGTCTGCTGGTTGGTGGTACGCGTCGCAGCCCCGCGACATTTAATAGCCTCTCTACTCGCCTGGCTACTTGGTGTCGCGCGCATGACTGGGTCGATGAGATCCACATCCAGTCTGCATCGATGCGCGCTGCGCGCGAAGCCATCTTCTATGGCTCAGCGGAGGAGAGGGAGTATGTGGAGGGCCTCCGATCCACCGAGGTTCAAGACTCCATTGACTACCTCAATGAGGGGGCTGCTGGGTTGCAACCCGTGTCACGCTTTGCGCGTGTCGCGCGTCGCTACCGCCACGATCTGACTTTGCTGCTGGCCGCTCTGACCACCCTTGTGTTGGGTGTCAGTTTGGCGTTGCTGGCGCAAGCTTGTGGAGTGCCGGTTGTCTATTGCCGTGCGTTCTTTGTATATACCCTACTTTTAGTTCTTGCCATCCCCCTATTGGGGAAGGTTCTAATGTGGCTGTTCCTCCCCGTTCGAGGGGTGGGATGGTCGCTACCACCTAAATAGGGGCGCCCAGTGCGAGTGCCGGCTGTTTGCGCCTATCCGGAAGTTGGGAAACCAGCTCTCCAGGAGGTGGCGTCACACAACAAGGCGCCGCTACCACCCTCGGGCTGGGCACATAGATCTAAGCGTTTCCTGACCCGGTTGGTTCCACCAATACCCGGTCTTTGGCTTTGTTTCACCCACTCCAACTGCGTGTGCAATGAGATCGTCTCTGCCGCCAACAGAGTTGTTGGAGCCGTGCCGGAACCGACCGCGGACGGACTTAAGCGTTTGCGCAAGTTCGCCAAGGTTATATCCGGACGGTTACCAACCTGTTCGGCTTGGTCATATGATCAAGTGATCGCGTTGTATGGAGGGGTGAGAAGAGCCCGCTATGAGCAAGCGCGCGACCATATCCGTAGCTTTGGTCTGGTTAAGTGGATGCATGCGCGGATATCTTCCTTCGTTAAGGCGGAGAAGTTTAATCCGGAGGATAAAAAGAATCCGGATCCTCGCATGATCCAGGCTCGTACTGCGGAGTACGGCCTGGAGGTTGCCACTTACCTCAAGCCCATTGAGCACCATTTGTATAAATTGCGGGGGCCAATGGGGTTGAGGGCGATAGCCAAGGGGCTCAACCAGCGACAGAGGGCGGAATTGCTCGCGCGAAAGCTCCAAAACTTTGACCGTCCCGTCATCTTTAGCCTTGATGCAAGTAGGTGGGATAAGCATGTTGCACGCAGTGTCCTTGCCATCGAGCATGGTGTATATATGCACTGCAATGCTGATCCATACTTTGCACAGCTGTTGTCGTGGCAGCTGCACAATAAGTGTCGGGCGATGAACGGCGTTAAATACTCGGTCAGAGGCGGGCGCATGAGTGGTGACATGAACACAGCGTTGGGGAACTGCTTGCTCATGGTCATCATGGTTCATGCAGCCATGGACTGGTGTAAGAAGTGGGACCTCCTCGACGATGGTGACGATTGTCTCGTCATTTGTGAGGAGACTGACTTTGAGCAGGCTAGGGAGACATTACCCAAAGTCTTTTTGACCTTCGGCCAAGAGCTCAAAATCGAGAATGTGGCACGGGACATCCGTGATGTGCAGTTTTGCCAGTGTAGGGTTGTGGTCACGGAGAGTGGCCCGATCTTTACACGTAATTGGCGACGCTGTCTGTCTCAGGATGCTTGTGGCTCCAAGCATTGGGATGACCCAAAGATGGTCAGATCAATGTGCGCAGCGGTTGGTAGGTGTAACCTGGCATTAAGCCAGGGTATGCCCATCCTACAGGAGTACTGCCTTGCACTGATCAGATTCAGTGGTGGGGCGGCACTTCCGCAGTTTGAGACGGATCGTGGCTTGGCCATTAAGGTCAAGCTCGAAACCGGGCTACTGCAGCACGAGCTTGGAGACATATCCCCCCTACCGATTTCCGATTTTACCCGGCTTGAGTTTGAGCGCACCTGGGGTGTCACGGTGCCGGAGCAGCACGAGATCGAACGGCTTCTTGCCTCATGGTCTTATGCAAGCCTGGTGCCTGTTGACTATCCCCTCGAGCGGTCAGCTAACTGGGAGAGCTTTGTTGCCCTAGAAAATGAGCTCCCCTTCCTGCTCTGAGTCACATTACTTTGTGCTAAATTGCCCCATGGCACTCAGTGCCGGACGCCAACCGGCCCCAACGTGTGCAACGTCGCCTGAGCATATTCCCGTAGATCCGGTGGCGAGGGCACGTACAAGAATCACGTTGGGCATGGGGCCCAAAAATATGTTATTGTAGATGTTCTTGTTCTCCTCGATGACGATTGTGTGGTAGGTGTGGCAGCATTGTATCGAGGGCTATGCCCCGGGGTCCCGCTGCTCACACGCATGACAAATTCCTCTCGCAATTTGGGG